TACATCGCCTTTGATTGAGCGAGATCTTACAGTGACTGCGAATGGTAAGTTCTATCGCAAAGACAAGCAAGGTTTCTTATCTACGTTGATGTTTAATATGTACAACGATCGCAAGAAGTATAAGAAAAAGATGATTGCTGCACAGCAAGAGTATCAAAAGAATCAGACACCAGAGTTAGATCGCGAGATATCTCGAAACCACAATATGCAGTATGCGTTGAAGATTCTATTGAACTCTGCTTATGGCGCGATCGCTAACAAATACTTCCGCTGGTTTGAGCAAGAGAACGCTGAAGCAATCACGATGTCTGGTCAGTTGTCGATTCGTTGGATTGAAAAGCGAATCAATGAGTATCTTAATAAAGTCCTTGGCACGGAGAAAGATTATGTGGTGGCAGTAGATACTGACTCAGTGTACGTTCGTTTCGATGAAATGGTTAAACTTGTTCTACCTGATAATCCTATCGACTTTCTTGATAAGGTTGCCAGTGAAAAGATTGAACCGTTTATGGATCAATGCTATCTTGATCTAAAAGAATACATGAATGCATATGATCAGAAGATGATTATGAAGCGCGAGAACATTGGCGACAAGGCGATCTGGACTGCCAAGAAACGATACATCATGAATGTCTGGGACAGCGAGGGTGTTCGATATAATGAACCCAAACTCAAGATGATGGGCATCGAAGCAATTCGTTCGTCAACTCCTTCGGTGATCCGCGACTATATTAAAGAAACACTGAAGTTGATTATGAACACCGACGAGCAAACAACGCAGAATTTTATTGCTCAAATCCGCGAAGAGTTTTACACTCTGCCTTTCGAGTCGGTTGCGTTTCCTCGCGGTGTTAGTTTGACGACATGGAAAACAACCAGCGATGGTCGCCGATATCCTGAATCCTATGCTGATCCGAAGACTATCTATAAGAAGTCAACTCCGATACAAGTCAAGGGTGTTCTTCTCTACAACCATCTACTAAATAAATATGATCTCACAAAAAAATATGAAGAAATAAAAGACGGCGAGAAGATAAAGTTCTGTTATTTAAAAGTTCCTAATCCACTCCGCGACAAAGTAATTGCTTCAACTGGCGCATTGCCGCCTGAGTTCGGTCTAGAAAAATATATTGATTATGATACGCAGTTTGAAAAAGGTTATCTTGATCCTATGAGTATCATACTGTCAGTGATTGGTTGGTCAGCAGAAAAACAGAGTACACTTGAGGACTTTTTTGGATGAATTGGTTTAATAACATACTAAAGGAACTGGAAAAACCTGTTGAGAAAAATCCAATTGACGTTGCGATTGTAGAGAAACTTCCAGGGGCAGATAACGAGCATGTACAAGAAGTTTACAAAGCAAGATGGGTTTGGTATCATACAATTCTTGCCGTGGAAATTGCTTTTACAAATATTTTATTGATAGCAATATTATTAGCAGTGGTTTTAAAATGATGAAAAACAGATACGGTGACGAATATTATTGGGAACAGATTTGTGACAAAGAATACAAGTTTGTGATGGAAGGCGACTCAATAACGTATTGTCGCTTTGGTGGTAAAGAAGGTCAAGAAGGCATTGATCACGATGATCTCGGTATGTTTGATCCCAGCGGCGGACCTTATGTTGCAGTCGGTATAGGTATCTACTGGGATGAAATCAAAGGTGCTGAGAAACAAGAACCTTTGACTGTATCGCATATTCGTCATGACGGTGAGAATATTATTGTGAGGGTTGAGTGATGGAAAAAATTTATATAGAAATTGATGCAGATCCATGGTTGACTTGTGATGGCGACATCGAAGTTACCCATTGGGTAAGTGCTGATGGCGACATCGAAGTTAATGTATATTTTGGAGAAGCATGTGAACCAAACTATATGTCGAAGGTAAGTCTCAAAGAGTTAGTAGATCGTGAGTTAGAAAGTATGATTCCAGGTGTTATTCCTGGGTCCGATGATATCAAATCTGTGACTATTGCAGAGTATCATATTGACGATACCAAGCGTCTCTTGGCAAGTTTGAAAGAAGCATATGAGTATGCATGTAAACGTGCAGAGGAGTTAGGTTATGAGTAATGCAATAAAGAGGAAAAGTAAATGACGGACAAACCAGCGATTGATCTCGGCGATTTTGACTTTGGTTTTTCACTTGTTGATGCTGATGAATTAGAAGAAGTCCAGCAGATACAACAAACAGTTACTCAGGCAGAAAGTACAGCAGGTGAGTGGCAACAACAAGCAGAGCAGTGGCGAGACAAAGCACAGACGATTTATAAGGCAGTCCAACCGCTACTAAATAACTTGGCGCAGTCACCGGAGAAAGAATATATTCTTTGGCCAGATCGCGTTGATAAAATTAATAATTTTAAATTAAAATTAATGTCGATACTGGAGGATTAATGAACATCAATCATCTTGTTTTGGTGATGGGTTTATTATTGACTGCGGTAGGTGGATATTTTTCAATCATAGGACTGGCGACAATCTTCGCTGGCGCATATTGGTCAGTTGTCGTAATGGCATCTGCACTTGAACTCTCAAAGATCGTAGCAGCATCATGGATATATCGGTGCTGGTCGATTGCTCCTATTCTAATTCGAACATATATGGTGTCGGCAGTAACCGTTCTTGTGTTGATTACAAGCATGGGTATCTTTGGTTATCTATCCAAAGCGCATGTCGACCAAACAATAATGCAAGGTGGAAATAATGAAATCAGAATTGAATCGTTACAACGCAGAATCGACCGCCAAAATAGTATCATTAATGACTCAACAATTGTCCTCGGGCAACTTGACGAAGCGGTATCCATTCTACAAGAATACGACAGAATACGGGGACCTGAAGGTGCGATTGCAGTTAGGCAGTCTCAGTCCGAAGAAAGGGCAACGCTCAACAAAACGATATCTGATGCGTACGATACTATCGAAGAACTCACCGAAGAAATCCTCCCGCTCCGTAGACAATCTATTGAACTTGAAGCAGAGATTGGACCGCTCAAATATATCGCGGAGTTAATTTATGGGACAGATAGTGCGTCTGACTATTTTGACAATGCTGTTAGGTGGATTATTATATTACTTGTATGTGTATTTGATCCACTGGCCATCGTGATGATTCTTGCTGGTAATGTTGGATTGAATCAAAGAAAAAAGATTCTACCAATGACTGAAGAAGAAATATTGAAAGACGTTGACTTGTTTTCTCCTGAAAGAGATAGTCATGGATTGGATGGGTAAATGTCTTTACATTGTGTAAGTAATGAAGTATGATAGTGTAAATTGTAATGGAGATATTGTATGTCTGTGCTCGCGAAACTAAAAAAGAACTCAACGATTAAAGAAACTGCGATTCTTTCTGAATCTAAATTCTTTAACGAAAAGGATATGATTCCAACCAATGTCCCGATTATTAACGTGGCATTGTCTGGTCGTCTTGATGGTGGTTTAACTCCTGGTCTTACTATGTGGGCAGGTCCATCTAAGCACTTTAAAACTGCTTTCAGTTTACTGATGGCGAAAGCATATTTGGAAAAATATGAGGATGCGGCACTTTTGTTCTATGATTCGGAGTTTGGTACTCCACAGTCATACTTCAAAGCTTTCGGAATCGATATGGATCGTGTTCTCCATACTCCTATTACTGATGTTGAACAGCTCAAATTTGATATAATGAAACAACTCTCAGAGATCGGACGAGATGAGCGAGTAATTATTGTCATTGATTCCATTGGCAACTTAGCATCGAAGAAAGAAGTCGAAGATGCAATGAACGAAAAGTCTGTTGCTGATATGTCTCGTGCTAAACAGATCAAGTCGCTGTTCCGTATGGTTACTCCTCATCTTACAATGAAAGATATCCCAATGGTTGTAGTGAATCATACCTATATGGAAATTGGTATGTTCCCGAAAGCAATCGTTGGCGGTGGTACTGGTTCATACTACAGTGCTGATAATATCTTTATCATTGGTCGACAGCAGGAAAAGACTGGTACAGAAGTCACTGGTTACAACTTTATTATCAACGTTGAAAAGTCTCGTTATGTAAAAGAGAAGTCCAAGATTCCAGTCAATGTTCGCTGGGATGGTGGTATTACTAAATGGTCTGGTCTACTTGATATCGCGCTCAAAGGTGGGTTCGTAATCAAACCAAGCAATGGTTGGTACTCACGCGTTGACCTTGAGTCAGGTGCTGCCGAAGAGAAGAAGTTCCGTTTGAAAGACACTGAGACCAAAGACTTCTGGATGCCGATACTGACGAATAAGCGATTCTCTGATTATGTCCAAAACACTTATCAGGTTGCGCATAATCCTATAATCACTGATGAAGAAATCGAAGACTATATTGAAGAAGCATGAAACTAAAAACGCCGCTACGATATCCAGGTGGTAAGTCTCGCGCAACAAAGTTCTTCTTTACTGAGGAACACCTCCCTCAAGGTACAATTACAGAATATCGTGAACCATTCCTCGGCGGTGGTAGTTGCGCTCTTGCCTTCTCCCAACTTTACCCAGATGTTCCAGTCTGGGTAAATGACACATATTATAATCTTTATTGCTTTTGGATAACATTGCGCGATCAGTGTCTTGATCTACAAGAGATACTGTATGCGAAGAAACAAGAAGCACTGCGAAATGATACTCACCGTGAGTTGTTTTTACATTGTAAAGAAACCATTGGTGACTGTGAAGACAAACTAGAGATTGCTTGGCGGTTTTACGTTTGTAATAAATGTTCTTTCTCTGGATTAGGTGAGTCATCAGGATTCTCTGCTGCCGCGTCATTGTCCAACTTCAGCGAGGCAGGTATTAACAAACTGATTGCATACTCTCGTCTGATACAGAACTGGGAAATCACCAACGATGATTACACGGTTTTATTGCAAGATCTCTCCGAGGATACGTTCGTTTTCCTTGACCCACCCTATGACATCAACTCTTTCCTTTATGGTAAGAAAGGTGCCCATCATTTAAATTTTGATCATTATAAATTCCGTGAAGACGTTATCACTCTGCCTTGTCACGTGATGATTACTTATAACAGCAATCAGAAACTTCGAGAGATGTATAATGCGTGGGAACAGGTTGAATGGGACTTGACCTACACAATGCACTCAGGTAAAGCATATCGAAAAGATGAAGGCAATCGCAAAGAATTATTGCTAAAAAATTATTTACAACCTGCGGAAAATACCTTACAATCATGGTTATGAAAGATAAATTTATACATGCATACATGGACGTTGCTGAAAGGTTTGCCCAACTGAGTACAGCGAAGAAACTCCAAGTCGGTTCTGTGATCGTGAAAGACAATCGCATCATCTCTATTGGATACAATGGCACACCTGCAGGTTGGTCGAACGAATGTGAGGATGAGTTTCTCTATGAGGACGGTGGAACATATCTCAAAACCAAACCAGAAGTCATACACGCAGAAATGAATGCTCTGATGAAACTTGCTCGCTCTCCGGAGTCAGGCGAAGGAGCAGCATTATTCGTAACACACTTTCCTTGTATTGAATGCGCAAAATGTATTTACCAAGCAGGGATATCTATAGTATACTATCGTAATCAATACGAAGCATCGAAAGGTTGTGGTTGGAATTTTCTCAATGAATGTAATATAGAAACGGTAAAGGTCAATGCAGATATTATGAGTATGAAAGATAAATTAAGTTTAGAAAAAATTACATTAAGAGGTGATAATGACTGAAGTGAATATGGAAGAGATGATTCTCTCCAATCTTTTAAACAATGAAAATTATCTGCGCAATGTTTCACCTTTCCTGAAAAAAGAATATTTCAGTCACTCGAACGCAACGGTGTTTCGACTGATACATGATTACTTCACTGAGTACAGTAATCCTCCTACACAGCATGCATTAAAGATTGAACTTGATAGTCTTGGTGGCATTAACCAGGATAACTATGACCACAGCATTGAATTAATCACTCGCCTTTCTAACTCCGAAACTGATATTGAATGGTTGTCTGAAAAAACTGAGAAGTGGTGTCAAGACAAGGCAATCTATAATGCCATCATGGAATCAATACAGGTTATCGAAGGTAACTCAAAGAAAGACAAAGGAGCGTTGCCTGAGATTCTCTCCGATGCCCTTTCGGTTTCTTTTGATACCCATATTGGTCATGACTTCATTGAAGACTTCGAGAAGCGATATGACTTCTATCATCAAAAGGTTGAGCGTATGCCTTTTGATATTGATCTATTTAATACAATCACTCGTGGCGGTGTTCCACGTAAAACGCTGAATGTAATCCTCGCTGGTACAGGTGTGGGTAAAACATTAATGATGTGTCACTTTGCCGCAGCGAATATGATGGAAGGTAAGAATGTCCTGTATATCACACTGGAGATGGCAGAGGAGCGTATTGCTGAAAGGATTGATGCTAACCTAATGGATGTTCCATTGAATGAGTTAGAGACCTATCCTAAGCAAACATTTGA